CAAGATGCAAGACAGGTTATAAAACTTGAAAGAACAATTGATTATAAAAAGAATAAAGTAGACGCTCTTATTAAAAAATATAATTTATCTCAATAGGAATATATATATGGCTGCCTCATATGACGTTGAAAATACCCCTAATCATATTCTGACACCAGATGATGATAAGGGGTTAACTGATTGGGATAATGAACCAACTATTTTAGATCTTAAGCAAGATCTAGAAGATGCTAATAGTGCACATAAAGCTCATACTACTGAAGTTAAAACATGGTTAGATAATTTAAAGATTGAAGGCAATGCGGTTATTAAGAAAAGAACAGGCAGATCCAATATTGTTCCTAAATTAATTCGTAAACAGGCTGAATGGCGTTATGCAGCATTAAGTGAACCTTTCTTAAGTACAGATGATATTTATAATACAGACCCAGTTACCTTTGAAGATAAAGACGCTGCTATTCAAAATGGGTTAGTTCTTAATAATCAATTTAATACTAAAATTCAAAAAGTAAAATTCATTGATGATTACATTCGTACAGCTGTGGATGAAGGCACTGTTTGTGTTCGTGTGGGGTGGGAATACGAAGATGAAACTAATGAAGTAGAAGTTCCTAATTACATTTATCAAGTATCTCAAGATCCTGCAATACAACAGCAGTTCCAACAGTTACATCAAGCGATGACTTATGATCCTTCTGTGTTTGATAAACTCTCTGAAGCTGAACAAGAACTACATAGAGCATCAATGGATGCAGGTGCTGCATTAGAACAAATTATTGATGGTTACTCATTAGAAGAAGAAGTTACCGTACTTAAAAATCATCCAACAGTTGAAGTTTGTGATTATAATAATTTAATTATTGATCCTAGCTGTCAAGGTGATCTTAAAAAAGCAAGGTTTGCTATTTACAGTTTTGAAACCTCCTTATCTGAATTAGAAAAGGATGGTAAATATCATAACTTAGATAAAATAAATGTCGAGGGCACTTCGATATTAAATGAACCTGATCATGAGTCCCGGGATGAATCCTCATTCAATTTTAAAGATAAACCCCGTAAGAAATTTGTAGCATATGAATATTGGGGATACTGGGATATTAATAAATCTGGGGTTGTAAAACCTATTGTTGCTACCTGGGTAGGTGGGGTCCTGATCCGGATGGAAGAGAACCCATTCCCAGATCAAGAAATTCCTTTTGTTACGGCTCAATATCTCCCAATTCGTGGTTCAATCTACGGTGAACCTGATGGAGCTCTCCTGGAAGACAACCAACGTATTGTAGGCGCCGTAACCCGGGGCATGATCGATATCATGGGTCGAAGTGCTAATGGCCAGGTCGGTACCCGTAAAGATGCATTAGATGTCACTAATAAGCGGAAATTTGATAATGGCCTGGATTATGAGTTCAACTCCCAGGTTGACCCAAAACAAGCTATTTTTATGCACACCTATCCTGAGATCCCTAGAAGTGCTGAATACATGCTAAATCTTCAGAATTCTGAGGCTGAGAGTCTCTCAGGCGTGCGTGCCTTTGTAAATGGCATCGGTGGGCAAGCTCTGGGTGATACAGCCACAGAGGTACGTAGTGCCCTGGATGCCGTGTCAAAGCGGGAATTAGGGATCCTGAGACGGTTAGCTCAAGGTTTTAAGGATATTGGTCGTAAGATCATTAGTATGAACGCTGAGTTCCTGAGTGATGTAGAAGTCATTCGGATCACAAATGATGAGTTTGTAGAGGTTCGCCGTGATGATCTGGCTGGTAATTTTGATATTACCCTAACAATTAGTACTGCTGAGTCGGATAATCAGAAGGCTCAGGAACTAGCATTTATGTTGCAAACCATGGGTAATAACATGGATTTTGGTATGTCGAAGATAATTCTTACAGATATTGCTCGATTACGGAATATGCCTACCCTGGCTAAACGTATTGAAGAATTTGAACCTCAACCTGATCCATTGGCTCAGAAGAAGGCAGAACTTGAAGTTGAATTACTTGGTGCACAGGTTGCTAATGAAACTGCTAAGGCCGAAGAGAATGCCATGGACATTCGTCTTAAGAGAGCTAAGGCTCAGACTGAAGAAGCTAAAGCACGCAACTTACACAGTAAGTCAGATAGCCAGGACCTGGATTTCCTTGATAAAGAGTCTGGAGCTGACCATGAACGGAAACTTGATGAAAAAGATCATGACCGTGCAACTCAGCTCGATATGAAGACTGCAGAGGCTCTTTTAGCTGAAGATAAAGAAGGTACTGGACAAACTGCGCAAGGTGGTGTTGAATTACCTGATATAACAACAGTTTAAATTTTATTAATTACTATCTCTCTACGAGGACACACGAAATGAGCAATGAAGCAGATCTAAAACAATTAGAAATTAATATTGATGTCGCTAAACGTAAAGTTGAGCGCATGAATCGTTTTCGTAAGCTAACACAGAATGAGGATTTTAAAGTCCTTATTGAAGAAGATTACTTTGTACAGCATGCTAGTAGAATTGTACTATTACGTGCAGCTCCTGCTATGCAGACAGAGGAACGTCAAATAGAGTTAAATAACGATTTAACTGCTATTGGTTATTTAAAACAATACTTTGTTGCAATTATGCAAGAAGGAATGACTGCAGAACGTGCTATAGATGCAGATGAAAAAACTCGTGAAGAAATTCTTTCTGAGGACTTAAGTTAATGTCAGGCGCAGCAGCTGAAGAGCTGGATCAAAACAAGAATACTGAAGAAGAAGTTGCCAGCCCTTTAAGTATGGCTGATGATGAACTATCTAACCTGTCATTAGAAGATTTAGATAACCTGGATACTTCTGATGACGACACAACTGGAGATGATGACGATGATGGAGAACAATCAGAAAGTGGAGAATCAGACGGAGACGGAGAATCAGAAGGAGGAACCGACTCAGGAGAATCTGACGACGGAGAAACCAACGCTGATGGAGAAAGCGAAGGGACTGCTGGGGATGGAGCAGGAGACTCCGGAAGTGACGAATCAGGAGATGGAGAATCAGGATCCACCGACTCCGAATTCAGAGAAGGAAGTGATTCAGACGACTCCAAAACCGAAGAAACCAGTAAGGATGACGAGTCGGGACAAAGCAAATCTACGTCTGAAGATGACAAACAAACCAATGACTCATCTGAAGTAAATTTTAAAGATGAACATGCCAAGTTGTTAGCGCCTTTCCGGGCTAACAATAAGGATATGCAAGTTAGAAGCGTTGAAGAAGCGCGAACATTGATGCAAATGGGAGCCAATTATAATAAGAAGATGGCTGGTCTTAAGCCAAATCTAAAACTTATTAAAATGCTTGATAATAACAATTTGCTTGATGAAGCTAAATTAAGCTTCTTAATAGATCTGGATAAAAAAGAACCAGAAGCTGTTAAGAAATTTATTAAAGATTCCGGGGTTAACCTGGATGAGATAGATCTAGAATCTGACCATAGTTACAAATCTAATACTTACTCTGTAGATGACAAAGAAATCGAGTTAGACGGTGTTATTGATGATATCAAGGACACTCAATCGTTTAACCAAACTATCGATGTTATAAGCAATAAGTGGGATGAGTCCAGTAAGAAGGTTTTAGTTGAACAACCAAATATCATTAAAATTATTAATGAACATGTATCAACAGGCGTGTATGACAGAATTACACAAACAGTTGATCGAGAACGCATGTTGGGACACTTGGAAGGTGTTTCAGATTTGGATGCGTATATGCAGATAGGAGATTCAATCAATGACGCTGGAGGATTCAATAATATGAATAACTCAGGTGCTAATACTGAAATTACTAATAAGCCTACGCCAAAGCCAAAGAAAACCGTGGACCCAAAGATTCGTGACCGTAAAAAGGCTGCGAGTGCCACAAAAACGGCTTCCAGTAAAAGTAAGGGTAATGCAGATTTTAACCCTTTGGCTTTATCAGATGAGGAATTTGAAAAGGCTGCTGGAAGTATGAACTTATAATACTTACAGAAAGGTAGAAGACAATGACTAATATTTATAATGACCCAGCTGGTGGTAGTGACTCCAGTATCGGTACGCAGATTCGTATCGATTATTTTCAGAAAAAGGCGCTAATTGAGGCGAAGAAAGAGCAGTACTTCTCTCAGATGGCTGATGTTACTGCCATGCCTAAAAACATGGGTAAGAAAATCAAGCGTTACCATTACATCCCACTGTTGGATGATGCCAATATCAATGATCAAGGTATCGATGCAGGCGGTGCGATTGTTAATCAGAAAGTAGCTATTGAAGTTACTACTGTTGATGGTTCGATTCCAGAAGGCTCACCATTCTACGGTTATGCAGTAGGTAACTCACGTTACATTACTGGGGATCAAAGTGTTGATTATGCAACTGCAGCTCTTGCTGCTGATGCTGCTATCCTGGCATTTAATGCCTGGGCAGAAGAAAACACTAATGCTGGTGGTCTTGGTTTGACACTTGTTGGCGCAACTGAAGATCTTAAGTTCGCTGATGCAGTTAATACCACTGATGGTTTGGTATATGACTTGGGATTCCGTACTCCTCAGTTCGTAACCATTACTTCTGGTACTGATGATACTAATGTAATTGCTCTGGGTGATGCCCTTGCAGTTATGGAAGCTGGTAACTTGTATGGTTCCAGTAAAGACGTTGGTACTATCACTGCTAAACTTCCTGCCCTGTCTGAGACAGGTGGTCGTGTTAACCGTGTTGGTTACAAACGAATCGAAGTAGAAGGTTCTATCGAGAAGTTTGGTTTCTTTGATGAGTACACCCAGGAATCTCTGGATTTTGATTCAGATGCTGAACTGGAAATGCATATTCATCGTGAAACAATCATGGCTGCTAATGAAATCACTGAAGATGCTCTGCAGATCGATTTGCTGAATGGTGCCGGTGTTGTTCGTTACGGTGGTGCTGCTACATCTAAAGCCACGCTTTCTGGTGAAGCTACTGCTACTGAAATCACTTATGGTGATTTGATGCGTATGTCTATCGACCTGGACAATAACCGTTGTCCTAAAAATACGAAGATCATTTCTGGTACTCGTATGGTTGATACTAAAACTATTGATGCAGCTCGTTATATATATGTTGGGTCTGAATTGATCCCTCTGTTAAAAGAGATGCAGGATACTTTTAATAACCAGGTATTCATCCCTGTTCAACAGTACGCTTCAGGCGCTAATGTTGCAGTCGGTGAAATTGGTTCTATCGACCAATTCCGTATCATTGTTGTTCCTGAAATGATGCATGAAGCAGGTGCTGGTGCAACTGTATCCACTAATACTGGTTACCGTGAATCTGGTGGTAGTTATGACGTTTTCCCAATGCTGGTTGTTGGTTCTGGCTCATTTACTACAATTGGTTTCCAAACCGATGGTAAGACTGTGAAATTTAAAATTACTCACAAGAAACCTGGTGTTGATACTGCTGATAGCTACAATGATCCTTACGGTGAAATTGGGTTCTTTAGTATCAAATGGTACTACGGTTCTATGATTCTGCGTCCAGAACGTTTGGCTGTAGCATGGACTGTTGCTAAATGGTAAGTAAGTAGATAGCAACCCTCGCGCAAGCGGGGGTTGCTTTTATTAATATAGGGGTATCCACCCTCTTTAAAAAGGTGAAAACAATGACTGACAATACAGCTGAACAGAAATCTGAACCAACCGAATTAGCCTTACTCAAGACTCGTGCTACCCAAATGGGTATTTCATTCCATCCAAAAATTGGTGTAGTAAAGCTTAAAGATAAAATTGAATTAACACTTAAAGGACAGAATGCTCCTATAGAAGTAACTCCAAAAATAGTTATGCCTAAGATTGAAACTGCGGTAACAAAACGTGAGAGTGCGTACAAAGAAGCAAGTAGACTTGTTCGTATACGTGTTAATTGTATGAACCCACTTAAAAAAGAGTATGAAGGGGATATCTTTACTATTAGTAATTCAGTAGTAGGTACCTTTAAAAAGTTTGTACCATATAATAATGAAGAAGGGTGGCATGTACCAAATATAATTGTAGAGCATTTAAAAGAACGTCAATGTCAGGTGTTCTACACTGTTAAGGGTCCACGAGGTAATAAGATTCGTAAAGGTAAACTGATTAAAGAGTTTGCTATTGAAATCTTGGATCCATTGACCGGAGATGAACTACATGAATTAGCTCAGCGTCAAGCTATGGCTAATAATTTAGATTAATACTTAAGGAATTATTATGACTGATATTCAAATTACAGATGTAACAGATGGTACTGTTGGAGGTGCTGGAGTATTTGATAAATTGATGTCAGTTATTACTGCTCATATTGATGTTGAATACAATAAGAATCGAATTAAGGGTAGTGATTATTCCACTGTATACCTGGGTGCCATGCAATCAGCCATGGCCCAGGCTGTCCAGTTTGTATTAGGAGAACAACAAGCACAAAAGCAAGCAGAACTTCTTGATCAAAAACTTGCTACTGAAGAAGCTCAAATACTTGATACTACAACTATGGGAACTAATCCCGGGGCTGTTGCTGGTATGGTGGGTAAACAAAAAGGTTTATTACAACAACAAACAGATGGTTTTCAGCGGGATGCTGAACAAAAAGCATTAAAAATTATGATGGATAGTTGGAATATCCGTCGTTCAACTGATTCTTTAACAGAGACTCCCTCTAAAGCAACTGATCTAGATATAGATGAATTCATTGATACTATTGCTGCAGGTATTGGTGTTACTTTGGGTGTGCGTGCTTCAATTGGAGGAACAGTTAGTGGTGCAACTTCTCCTGGATTAATTCTACAAAAAGCGACTGGCGGAGGAGTAACTGGACAACATGATGTTGCTACTCATAGCACTATTATGCAGGATACTGGATCAACCTGGACTATTGATGAATGGAATGGTTATACCATTAGAAATATAACAGATGGAAGTGAAGGTGTAATTATAAGTAATACTGCTGATACAATTACAGTAGCTTCTTTAACTGGAGGTACTGATAATGATTGGGACAGTTCTGATGCGTATCTGATTGTAGGAGCTCCTGCAGATAATTTACCTATTTCTAATGATGGGCTGTTTACTTTCCCAACAGCAATAAATCCTGATACCTATTATGAAGTAACTGTCTTAACTAATCCTCCTGCATTAACCTGTGTGATTACTAGTGGTGGTACTGGTACTATAGACAGCGATGGTTCAGATATTACAAATGTTGTAGTAACTTGTACATAATAGGCAACCTTTATGGGCTTATTTAGTTGTGTATCTTCAGGGGGAACAAACTGTGGTAACGGTGGTTGGGATCCATTAGGGGATATTTCAAATGCTGCTAGTGATAGCTGGAATGGTATTGTTGGCGGTGTAGATGCAATTCTAGGTTTGGGTAAAGAAATACTAGTAACTGTTTGGCAAGATGTTGGATATCCTATTGTAGAGGCTGCTTTCTCTGTATTAGGTTATGAAGATGAAGATATTTATACAATTCAACTTGTAACTATTCCTTTAGTTACTGAAGAACCAACAAATCATCTTGCAGAAGCAGTAATGGCTGCTATTAAAAATGAACAAGATATTGTTAATAATGTTCAAGTAGCATTACTTAGTGGTCCACTAGGTAATATTAACCATTTAATAAACTATGCAAAAGACAAATATTATTACGAGTTTCCTACTATTAAAGGTGGGTTTCGTAAAATAGATTTAGATGCTCTTGATACAGTAGTAACTTCAGTTGCAGGAGAAGCTATCACTATAACCTCTTCTGATTTAAGTTTTCCTACGGATTTACTTTGGGTTAAATACTATCTTCAAGAAAATGAATCATACACCGAAGATACTTCTGAACTATTTAAAGCACCTGATCCTATTGCCTGGATATATGATGGTTTTGTAAAAGAAGTTAGTGGTGAGTTTACAGTAAATCTTCAACGAGATATTGTTGGAAACAACACACATAATGGAACGATAACCGATAGTGGTTCACATGATGGTGCAAATGATGTTGCTGTCTTAACTGATTCAACTCAAGCCTGGACAGTAAATGAATGGGCTGGAGGTGTAGTTACAAATAACACTGATGGTAGTTCAGCTACTATTATTTCAAATACTGCTACAACTATTGTAGCAACTCTTACTGGTGGAACTGAAGATGATTGGGATACTTCTGATACTTACTCATTAGTTCGTGATGATGATGATGTAGCTATTCTTGAGGATACTACTCAGTCATGGGCAACTAATGAATGGGTAGGAGAAACACTTAATAATGATACTGATGGAAGTTTTGGTACTGTTACAGCAAATACTGCTACAACTATTACTGCTACATTAACAGGTGGTACAGATGATGACTGGGATGTTGGAGACAATTATTCTATAAGTAGGAATGAAACTACAACATTAGGGTATTTAGTACCTATTGTAAGTTACGAGACGCACTATAATGTGTTTTACACATTAGATTCTGACCCATCTTATACCAAATTTTGGTTATATAAAGAAAGTTTAGGTACGTATCCAACTTTAGATAATGAAGCAGAGCAAGGGCAATATTGGGATGCTGCAGTACTTCCTGTTATTCCTTTAAGAAAGGATTTTATTAGTGTCAATAGTCCTTCTTCAAATGTAGAAGCTTACTTATCTAGTAAAGGTTTATTAGATACAATTAATTTTGATATTGATCACTTAATTGAACAGTTAGAAGATAATGATGATATTGCTTCAATTAGAGATGCTTTTGTTTTATTTGCTATAAATTTGTATACCGATACTACACATGGACAAAAATTATTATTTAATTTTTGGGCTAATTTATATTTTAATGCTACAGTTAGTAAAGCAGACTATGATGCAAATCCTTCCGGAGCTGCACCAATCTTTAATACTTTCTCAATGGAAGAAACTTCTTATAATACTGCAATAATTTTTAATTATATTACACTAACAAGTAACCTTGGTTCTATTGGGGAACTATATTCATATGAAACAGAAATAGTAGTTTTACCTAATACTCCGTATACAGAAGATGATGAAGGCAATGTAACACAAGAAGGTAAAATCAATAGTTATATCTTATTACGTTATCAAAATTCAATTAATAACTATATTGAATTAAAAGTTCATGGTGTATTTCAATTAACAAATATTTTTACTACAGCAGGAAGAGTGAATACTACATTAACTGAGTTATCAACAGATGATACTCAGAAAGCAAATTTTATTATCCCTGTCTCTACAAATATTCTTAAAAGTATGACAAGCGATGAATCAACTAAAATAATATATGAATCTATTCATATGATTGTTTATGCTTCTACCTATCAACATTTAGAATTTTATGAAACAGAAGATTTTTTAAATTTAGTTAGTTTTGTAATTATTGTAATAGCAGTGATTTATTTAGTAATTACTTGGGGTGAATCAGGAGGAACTGCTGCATTACTAGCATTAGCTGAAGCTATACTATGGTCATATGCTCTGCAATTGATTTTATTAGAAATCTTGGACAGCTATGCTGATGATGAAGCAATTAGAGCACTAGCTATACTAACGTTTGTTGCTGCAACATATTACGCGGCGGATTTTTCAGGTATGAGTACAGCAGAGTCTTTATTGTTTGGTGTTAATGCTGTTACACAAGCACTACTTACTGATATCAGTATTCAAGCAAACAATCTTCAACAAGAAATTGATGCATTTACTATTAGTGCTGAAGAACGACAGGAAGAACTTGAAAAAGCCCAGGATCTATTAGATAACACTTCAGAATTAGAATGGTGGGAATTAGTCACATATTTCCCGATTGATTCATATGAAAAACCAGATGGCTATTACGAGAGAACTATACATACCGCCAATCCTGGGGTTTTAACCTTACTCCAGGTTGAGACTTTTCATGATAATTTACTACAATTACCAAGATTAACCCCTAACTCATTTGACCCTGTTTCTAACTATGAGTAGGTGGTACACTTTTAGCAACAACCGACGAGGACACAATCATGCCAATCGACGCTAATGGCCAATATTACTATGAACCTTTTGGGACTAGTAACCCTGCACTACAGAACCAACCTTCCATATATAATTATGGTTCTACAGGAGTGCCAGAAAATATTGCTGCGCCCCCTCCAGGCACCCCAGGTGTTGATTCTGGAGTAAAAGGTGGTGGTCCAACTGGGTTCAACCCGTATATTCAAGGCATCCAGGCTATAAGTGGTTTGGCTAATGTAGCTTTAGGATTTAAAGGGCTGGATCTTTCTAATAAGCAATTTAGATTTGCAAAAGACTCATTTAATACAAATTTGGCTAATCAGGCCCAACTTACTAATACCCAATTGGAAGGTAGTAAGCGTGCTCGTCTCTCAGCTTCCGGTGTGTATGATCGCAATACTCAGACTGGTAGAGATGCCCTTGAAGCTAATCTACAGAGCTATGTAGCCGACAATCGTGTTTCTGGTGCTCCAGTATAAATAAGGGGAATTATCATGCCATTAAAATGGGCTAATGTAACAGGTGTTAGTACAAATGCTGGATCCGGATCTTTAAAAGATGCTGGATCTTTATTTGGTAAAGCTTTTGATAAATTCGAAGGTATTGCTAGAGAGAAACAGACTGATCTAGAAAGTACTAATACTGCTCTTGCACTGGATGAGCTTCGTGGATTAAATACAGTAGAAGACTTTGATGCAGCTGAAGGCGCATCTAGTATTGATGCTTTGAATCAACGGTTTGGTGCTGGTAATTTTAATGCTGAATCTATTAGTAAGTTTCGGGATACTGCTCGTCAGAATATTCTAAATCAAAGTAATAAAGATGCAGATCGTGAACTTAAACTCATTGATGATGTTACTGCTCGAGAAAATAAAGCACAGTCTTTTAAAAATTCACAAAAACTCTTTCAACAAGATCAAGCCAATAAAGAGGGACGTAAAGCTGCAATTATACAAGCTGAAAATATCCCTACTTTATTCGAAAGTGGTAAAGCTAATGATGCTGCTCATGATCGTGCTATTGCACAATTTGAAAAAGAGTTTCCTGATCGTAAAGGAGCTATTACTCGGGATCAATTTGGTAAAATTAACTTTAAACAAGATTCAAATATCACTGCAGAAGAAATTACACAATTCACAGAAATTGCAAAAGGAGAAGGGTTTACAAAGATTCCTTCATTCCAGCAAGCTAGTGCTCAATTAGATACAAATCTAAAAGATATTCCTGCTGAGTTTAGAAATTTTGCTCGGGAACAATTCGCTACTCGATATAATAAAAGTACTCTTACTAAAAATGAGCAAGCTACTGTTGCTTCATTCAAACTTAGTACAATTTCTTCCCGTGATGCTCAGATTGAGAGTGAAAAAGCTAATGAACTGGATCTTCTAAAGACTGTTAATGCAATTAAGAGCCCTGAACAAACAGCTCTAGATAAAGAAAAACTTACTCCATATTTACTTAATCTGTTTCCTGAAAGTCATGCAAACTTTCTTGGTATAGGTAACCAGGAAGGGGGAACTGAATTAGTTAATAAAGTACACGAAATACTCGCTAATGGAATTGTTGATGAAAAAGGTGTTCGTAGAGAAGTTGAACCATATATGATTTATGGGGTACTTGGTGAAGCTGGAGATTTCGAAGATGAATGGCTAGATAATGCTTCAGTTGATTTAACTGATTTAGAATCAGCTCTCTTACGTGAAGTTAAGAAAGGTGCAAAGGGTACAGTTCTAGCAAAACGAAGAGCCATTCGTGTAGAGACTAATGAGAACATTCGAAAACTTACTAATAAAGCAACTTCTGATAATGCTACATATGAACGTAAATTTAAACAAGAGCGACATGTAGTTAGTAGTACACGTAACTCACAATTATATAGTGAAGTATTACAGCAGGCGCTTGCACGAGCTAAACGCTAAATGACTGAACATAACATTTTGGCCCCACTTAGCAATTCTTCTATTGAAGGAGGAGTCCAGCTGTCTCCAGAAGAAGCAAAACAAATGTTATTAGCTCCTCCTACTGCTCAGTTAACTGTTACTGAAGCAAAAGAAGCATTATTGTCTAATACACCATATGGAGTTGTACAAGATAAAAAGAATAAACTTAATTCTTCAGTTTTAAAGAAACAACAGTTATTAGGGAATAATACAAAAGGTTTATCACTTGATGGTATTCCATATGCATTCTTATCAAATGAAAATAAACAACATGTCTTAACATTACGACAAGAAGAACAACAAGCAAATCAGCAAAGAATTCAACGTGAAAAGAGGTCATTTCTTACAGATCAACAAGCAGATACTTTTGTAGGAGGAGCAGCTAATACTGTTGTAAAAGCAGGAGCAAGTATTGCCCAAGTATTTGGAGAGACATTTACTGCTGGATCTTCTTTTGTAAATGCATTAGCTACTGCAGATTTAAATGAAAAAGATTATACGATATATCGATCTATTCTAAGCAAACGTCAATCAGGAGAAACACTTACTCCAGAAGAAATGGCATTTGAAAAACCAACTACTAAAACGAATGAATTTGGAAAAGAAGTTACAACTAGAGTTAGTAAATTTTCATCTATAGAAGAAGTAGGGGCTCGTAACCAATTTATTAATAAAATTTCATCTTCTATAGATTCTGCGCATGCATTAGCAAATAATAAAAAGACAGAAGAAGCATTAGCTCAATTAAAAGCAAATTCTATTAAAGCTGTTGAAGAGTTTGGTGGAGATAAATTATTTGGAAGTATAGGTACATTCCTTAATGGTTTTTCAGATATGGCTTCAGAACACCCTGCAGCTACACTTGAGTTAACTGCACAGTCTCTTCCACAAATGTATGTCTTAGCAAAGAATGCATTATTAGGTGTAAGTACACTAACTGCAGCTGGATATGATGAAGCTGTACGTGAATTTGTAAAAGAACATGATCGTCAACCTAATCAACAAGAAAAAGCTATTGCTGGTATTCTTGCACTTGGGGCTGCAGGACTAGATGCAGTTGGTGCTAAAGCTGTATTAGGAGGCAAGGACTTAATTAAATCAGTTCTTGGTTTATCTAAAGAAGTTGGAATTAAAACAGCTAAAGCAACTGTAGAGGCTGCTGAATTAGCTGCACAAGAAGCAAGTAAATCTCTTTTGAAGAAATCATTAGGTATTACTAAGAAGGTTGTAACATCTCGTCCAGTACGATCAGTCCCAATTGAAGGTGGTACTGAAGGAATACAAAATATTCTAACTCAATTAGCTGCTAAACAGGATCTATCAAAAGTAGACATCGCTGAAGCACTTGTTGATACAACTATTGGTGGTATCTCTGGTGCCCATATCTCAACTGCAATTGTTACTGGTGAAGGTATTGCAAAAATCCCTGCTGGGTTACAAAAACAAGCACAAGAGTTAAATGAACAATTAGGTGAACGCTTCCGTCAGGAAGGTATTGGTGAGGCCAAAGTTATATTGGCTCAGGCAGAGAAAGATAAAGATCCTAAATTAGCACTTGAAGCTGTATCTACTAATTTTAAAGAAACTGTACGAGAAGATCGTGTTAGTAATTTAAAAAGAGTGGATACTCTTATTACTCAGCATGAGAAAACAGCTAAAACTAAAAAGGCTAAAGAAGAGAATGCTCAATATCGTGCACAGTTAAATCAGTTAGCCCAGGCACATAACCGAATTGAAGCCGGGGGTTCTATCCTTCAAGCAGTACAAACTGTAACTGATACTAAAAAAGTAGATACAGCCACTACTGAGGATAAGACAGTAGCTGTAGAAACAATTGTTGAAAGTGTTGCTACTACAACTGATGTTCCTTTAAAGACTCTTAAGCAAGTACTAGGTAGTGCACCGTTTGATCCTGAGACTGGAGTAGCTACTAAAGAACAACGAGATACTGTTGAAGATTATGTTGAGTTATTAGAATCTACTGAAGCCATAGAAGATTCAGTAGAGACTCATAAAGGTACAGCTGCTGTTAACCGTGATGTTATTACTGGTAGTAAACGTTCAGGGTTCATTGGTATTAAACAACATATTGCAAACTTCCAAAAGGCAATTGCATTAGGGCAACGTGAAGTAGCTATAAATACTATTGAGAAGTTACAAGCATTTAGACAGACTCAGAGAGATAAGTTAAGTAATGGATATTTACCTAAGACCCAGAAACAATTATATGATGATGAAGGTAATAAAGTATTTACTAATTATGTTCCTCATTCTAAAACTGTAGCTACGTTTATTAAAAAAGAGATTGAGTTACTTAATAATGCTATCAATATAACTAAGAAAGAAGGTGTTAAACGTTTCAGCGTTGAAGCAGTAGATATTAAACCTGAACCTATAGTTGAAAAAGAAGAAACAAAACAACCTAAAGTGGTTCAGACTAAGGAAGAGATTGCTGCTGATGAGAAGTTTGATAAACAGGAACGAGCTCAAGATGAAGTGGATGAATCCAATGCTCGACAAGAACCTGCTGATCCTACTTTAGCAGCTGAACCAGTTACTCAAAAAACAGAAGCTCCCGGGCATGTGAATATTCTCACCTCTGAGTATAAAGAACTTATCATTGATTTAGATAATAAACAGGTGTCTACTATAGAAGAATTTGAAAATGAGAAAGGGGACATATTTGAAGAAAGTACTCTCATTAGTAAAGATCTTAAGCGTATAGATCGTAAAATCAATGCACTTGCTTTTGTATTTAAGGAGTGTGCATAGTGGCTAAGAAAAGAAAGGTTGTTTCTCAGGCAGACATAGATAAGCGTATTGCCTCTGGAGCAGTAATTAAAAAGAAAGCTAAACCGGCTCCTGTGATTGAGTCGAAGGCAGCCCCGTCTTTAGTAGCTAAAAAGAAGAAGAGCCCATTAGATCAAATTAATACAGAAAACTCCTCACCTCAGATGAGGCTAGCCGTTGCTGCCGCGCAGCGAGCAGCAGAGGCGGCTAATAGAACAGCAGAAAAAATACTTACAGTCATAAAAGAAGGTACAGGTAAAAATAGAGAGATATTAAATGAAATTAAAGATGCAGTAGAGGTTGACCCAGTTATTAAATTGAAGATTAATCGTGGTAAAGATGATTTAATGACAGATATAGAATTAATACGAACAAACTAATTAACATATGCTCAGTAATGAATTTATTCCACTAACTGGCAACCTATAATACAACGAGGAAATTACAATGCCATTGATTACAAGTAGAACTGGATTAAACCAAGGGAATAAACTGTCTGTTGCTGCTTGCATTTTTGCAACTGGTACAGGTGCTGATATCCGCGTACACACAAGTGTATCAAATAACTTGCCTGCATTAGCAGCTGCTGAATATTTTGAAATACGAGATGCTGTAGATTCCGTTAATAACGGGCTCTATCAAGTAGTCACTGTTAATACATCAACAGATGATTATGAAGTAAATAAGATCTCATCTGGTACACCTGTAGTTGCTGGTGCAGCCACTGTAACTACTCTTGGTGCGACTGGTGCTTCTTCAGAGAAATCAGTTCACTTGGATCTGGCAACTCTTGATTGTTACTTAATAGAACAAGGTAACATGGATGCTTTTGGTGTTAATGGTGATGCGGTGTATTCCTTCTTCATGCAGGAATACAAAGATGATAATTATGTTGTCGCTAACTCTCCATTCCCTATGAATGCAATCGATAAAGATGCTGGTAAATACATCATGGGTCAGGATTCATCTGGTAACTCAAACGGGTGGACATTCGTTGATCTACCTGGCGAGACTCCAATTATCCGTACACGTAAATTAATGCGTAATATGGGTTGGGATGAAATCAATGTATCTGGTGATCAAACAGCACGTTACTTCTGTGCAGTTACTTTGGGTGGGTTTGAAGATGAGACTCCACTTACTGGTGATTTACCATTTGGTCAGTTCGGTACTAACACTATCATCGATGATACGTTTGACTTTGATTTTACTGGCCCAGCCAATGAAGCTATTAAGTTCTTTGATCTGATTGGTGACCTGGCTGGTGACACCCCAGCATTCGCAACAACATCGACCTTTACTCGCTCAACGGGTGACTTTGTTGCTGATGGATTCGTTGTTGGTGGACAGATTACTATTACTAACTCAACTTCCAATGATGGTACTTATCTAATAACAATTGTTTCAGCTACGAGTATAACTATTAGTACTACCTGGACAGTAGAAGCAATTGGTACAACTACTATCGCAGTTAATAATGATAATGCCTTCCGTCTTGGTATTCGTGTACGAGATGGTGATACCAATGGTAAGACCTACGGTGAATCTAACTTAGCTGGTGCTGGTAAAACTGCTCTTGGTAACTTCGTGTTCTCTTTCCCGCTTGCTAATGCAACAGATTTGAAGATTACCAACACAGATGCCTACATAGATGGCAATGCACCATTTTTGGGTATGGGATTAACATTATATGGATCCGGTCAGTCTCGTGGTGGCCTGGTAGGTGGTCCATACAACTTCGGTATGATAATTGATGGCAACAATGGTACAAACATCGAAGTGTTTGAATGGTTACAACGTCAATTGCGTTTGTTAACTGATATTGATGATGGTGCAGGTGTCAATGTTGGCCGAGCTTTGAAATTAATGGCACGATTTAATGGTGATACAGGTGAATTTGGTTCACCAGATGGTGGTGTTAACTTCCCTGATAATCCTGAAGGTGGTGGTGCTGGGTTATTTATTGATAACCTGAATGCTGCATCGGATAATGCAACCAAGTTTTATGACAATACTGGTGTAATAAGAAGTAAACCAGAATCAATTGCCATTACTCTTGATGGTAATAGTATTATTACTGGTGATGTTGCTTCTGAATATGATCTTTACTTTGATCGTACCATTAGAACTCTTGCTGTTAACTTAGATGATTTGGTTATTGGTGTAGCAGGTGGTGGTCAATTTACTTCTGCTACAACTGAGTTACCTTCTAACGCTAGTATTGTTGCTGGTGCGTATGTACGAGTTAGTGGGTTAACTGGTGGTGATGCAGCAATGAACGGAGTCTATCAAATCACAGTTATAAATGGTGCTGGGTCTGATTGGACAGTAGTTCGTTATGATAATACGACAATAGTTGCGGTAACTGCAGCAGCAGTTGATCTTGATCAACATTGTGTTGATACTCCTGATGCATTATTGGTACATACCAATATCAATGTGGCAACTTCTGCTGATGTTTCGTTTACTTCAGCTGATACCATTACTTCAGCTGGATCTGAGTTTACGGTATTTGCAGTTGGTGATCGTATCCAGATTGAAGATTCAACAGGTGGCTTAAATGATGGTTACTGGGAGATCTTAACTCAAAGTGCTACTACATTAACTGTATCACCAGAGCGTATATTCCCTGCAACAATTACAACTCAAGGTACTGGTCCAACTGTTAAAATTACCAAGTTATTCTCTGGTGATTTTGATGCTGATAAGGTCTTTAACTTTGCATATGACGATAATGTACAAGGTGGACGAACAGTGTCTACAGAAACATTCGTTGTTGCTAAAGCAATTGGACAGATAGAAGCTCAGTACATTCCATCTCCTGTGTCATCAATTGCATCAGGAACACCGGTTACTATTCCGTTGTTTGCTGCAACTGAACGTAATGTGACTTAGGACTAAGCAATGGTTGCTGCAACTTATACGTCTGATCTATCAGATATCTATATGTGGGAAAGTGTAGGCTCCGTCACCAGCTTTGGTGGCGGTGGCTCTGCTGCCAGTGCTGGGCCAGATTATGCAGTTGAAGGGACTAACTGTGTAGCCAAACCTACATCAGGTTCTGAACGTGGGTTCCTATATGATGCTGTAAGTAATTTTACTATTGGAGCCGACGATCATTTCTTTTCTTGGTGTCTTTGTTCAATCCCCGGTTTAATGGATACACGAGATAATCGTGGATTGGTCATGTGTATCGGTGATGATACTAGTAACTTTGTTAAATTCCATTTACAAGGAAGTGATACTTTACCTAATGGAGGTATCCAACCTTACGCAGTTCGGTTTGATAACACTACATTATCCAATTTCAGAACATTAGTAGGGACACCAGGGACTACACCATCATGGATTGGTGTTGGATCTAATATAACTGCTACAGCTCGATTTGATAATACGGCTATTGATGCTTCACGTATTGGTACTGGTTATGACATTTTACTTGGTACTGGTGCTGATCCAGAAGCTGATTTTGCAGGCATAGCAGCTGATGATGCTGTTGCGTCTGAAGGAGTATTTATAACCATTGACGGTGGTTATAGCTGGCAAGGTAAATTAAGAATTGGTAGTGGTGCTACTGAATGTGAGTTTTTAGATTCTAATATCAACATTAATATAGTTGATACGCGACACTCACAAACAGATTTTACAGAGTTTCTTATTGAAAACTCATCAAGTATTGTAACACTCACTAATGTTAATTTTCTAGCTTTAGGTACAAATAACCCAGGTAGGTTTGAAGTACTTACATCTGCAGCTGATGTAAATTTAACTAACGTAGGTTTTATTAATTTTGGCGCAACAATATTAGGTTCAGGAACAGATATTGTTGGTGGACGATGGATTGGTGCAGATTTAATTACTACTAATGGCGCTACTATAGTTGGTGCGGTATTTGATTCAGGGATAGGCGTTGTAGATGTAACAACTTCAAGTCCTGCTAATGCTGCATTATTATCTAACTGTGTGTTTACTTCAGCAGGTACAGGTAATGGTTTAGAGATTACTGGAACAGCTGCAAACATTACATTAAGTGGTTTAGATTTTAGTGGTTACTCAACAACGGTTGATGCTGATAAAGGTATCTACGTAAATATTGCTACTGGTTCAATGACAATTAATATTTCTGGGGGTTCAGGTATAACCGCCGATAGCCATGTTAGAACAGCTGGTTGTACTGTTACAGTTTCAGCCGATGTCAGTGTTACCTTTAATCAAATGAAAGATGATACGGAAGTTAGGGTTTATGAAACTGGAACGAACACAGAGATAGATGGTATCGAAGATGTTACCGCAGGAACCACAGATGATAGAAGCTTTACTTGGGCATCGCCTGCATCAACAGTAGTTGATTATGTTATTCATCACTTCAGCGGTACTGCACCATTTTATAAAACAATTCGTGTGAATGGTTATGTTGTACCAGCGACAAATACTACAATTAATATTAACCAGTTAATCAATCGGAATGTAACCTAATGCCTACATTTGATGGGGAAGCACTAGTTATTACTTTAGATGCAGTTACACCAACTTTGGATGCTGAAGCTGATCTCTATGGTGAATGGAAAACTTGGATGCTTGCTGGCAATATGCGTTACCCACAAGCATTTCGTACTACAGGTGGTGACTCACTAACACCAGGTGTAGATGCTGGTGCTTATTTCTTTATTCAGAATCAATTAGGCTGGCGTATTAAACCAGCTGAAGAAGATGCAACTATTCTTCTCACTGGTAACTTAGCTCCTGAAGATTCTACACTACCTGTATTAATTCCAACTACAGGGGATTTCACAGTTCTAGTCCAAGGCATCCAACCTATTACTCAAGGTATTGGGACAATTAAAGATACATTAGATTTTGCATCTTATAACGGACAAGTAACTGTTGATACTACAAGTATGTACTCTGGTACATCTGGGAATATAGGTAACTTACAATTTCCTGTTAATAACCTGGATGATGCTTTAATAATTGCAGCCAGAGAAGGATTAGAACATTTACATATTGAAGGGGATTTATTAAATATAACTCAAGATGTCAGTGGTTATATTATTTCAGGAGATAGTTCTAATGTAACATTACTTGAGTTTGTAGCAGGGTGTATAACTAATGATACTTCCTTTGTAAAATTATGTATTAAAGGGGCTCTTAGTGGTACAGGTATGTCTTATAGTTATTGTGACTTTCATCCAGATGGTGTAACTGGAATTGAAGGACAAGGAGCAAATACTGGATTTGCTGGAGCTGGACCATATGTATTAGGGGGTGTTACTACTTTAGTTGACCCATTTACTATTAGAGCAGAAGGATCTTTACGTCCTGTAATTGATGTTAATGGACAAGATAGTTTAGCATTAAGAGGGTACCTTGGACCGTTTGAAATAACAGGGACTACTGCAGCTACTTCTACTGTATGCGTTGATCTCATAAGTTCGTATTGTATTTTACAAGCAGGAAATACAGATGGTCTAATTATTCTTCGTGGAGGTGGACACGTTAGCAATATGTCTAATGGTTCATCAGTATATGATAATACAGTACCAGTTTTAAGTTATGAAAATTTAGAAAGAACTGTTTGGTTAGATGAAACATTGATTCCTGTAGGAGATGGTACTCAAAAAACTCCATTTAATACTTTGACTGCTGCTATTGATTGGGGAGAGGCTAATGGCGTACGTACTGTAATAGTTACAGGAGATGTAATTTTAGATCGACAACTTAAAAACTTTATATTTAAAGGCATTGGACACCCAACCATAGACTGTAATAGCCAAGATTTAGCTGGTTCAGTATTTGAAACCTGTCAAATGGATGGTACGTATACTGGTGTAATCTCTGCAGATCGTTGTCGATTAAAAGATAATTTTTATCTCAATGGTAACTTTGATCAATGCAAACTTGATGGAGATCTATTTGGTGTTGATGGCGGTTCGGCTCTAATGTCCTATTGTGTATCTGCTAAAGCAGGTCTTGCACGACCAACTATCAATATGACTAGTACTACTGGCTTCTCATTAATAATGAGAAAGAATGGTGGTGGAATAACTATTAAAGGGTGTGATCATGCATCTAGTACAGTGACTGTTGAAGTATCTGAAGGCTCTCTGACATTTGATGCATCTAATACCACAACAGTGGCTAATTCAATGGTAGCCCGTGGTGATTGTAAATTTGTAGATTCAGTACCAACTGCTGGCGTAACAGTAGATGAGACTAGTGCTAAATTAACCTGGAGTCATTTAATAGAGGCTGGCTTTACTGCAGAAGAAATTATGCGAGTGCAGGGTGCTGCCATGGCTGGCAATGCTTCTGGGCTTGATACCAATAATCCAATCTACCAGGCACTTAATGGGTCCAAACCACGTATTGCTACAACTGGTGATGGTTATGGTAATCGTACCGGTACTGTCATTGATGCGAGTTATTAATGTTTGGGGCTTCTTTTTTTGGTAAGTCTTACTTTGGGGGAGAATATTGGGGCCCCAATGTAGAAGTTATCGTAGTTGTAACACCAAAAAAAGGAACTTCCCATCTAGGTGGTAGTAGAAATTTAGATGCGTATAATATTCGGAGGAAGATCTTACCGAAAGCAGCTTTTGAGGCGGATCGTCAAAAACACCTGGATCAGCTCATTCGTGAAGATGAGGAAATAATCCAGATAATTGTTAGAGCAATCAAGGCGGGAATCATTTAATGGCTAGTTGTATTGAAAATACAGTATCAGAGTCAAACCTAACCAAGGCAGATGCTGCTGAACTGGTTCGCTTATACAATATCAACATTGAGCTGGGCTACAGCGATAAGACTGCGACCCAGCAAGCTATAAAGGCCATGGCTAATGACGCCATAGATGCTCGAATTGAGCTGGAAGACACAGCTGAGGCTCAGGGTGTGGACATACCCAGCCGATCACTCAACTTCCTGGATAAAGTCCCTGAGAAAGCTTCTACGGCTGTCTCAGAAACTGCAGGTAGACTTAAAGTCCCTTCGATCACTGTGGGTAATTTAGGTGTTACGATCCAACGATTAAAAGAGATCCCTTTCCCTAAGCGGGATGAAACCCCGGAATCATTGATGGTGAAAAAGCGTCGGGATTCTATCGTTAGACGACTCCAAAAAATAGCTGATAGTACTAATCCAGATGTAGGTATCAGTAGTAACCGAAATGCTATTAATACAACTTTAGCTGAACTGTACAGTGTAATAACTCATCCGGATCCACAAGTAGGGGATATTACACAGGACAGCACACAAGATACCTTGGCTGCTACCATTTTAGATTCAGGAGTAACCTATAATACTCCTCTATTTAATGATACCAGTGCACTAAATGAACGTGACACCTTAGCTACTTCTTTTGAAGTTAATAAGAAGGCTAAAATAACAAGCGTACTCCAGGTATTTAATAATCTCTTTGCACGGTTAGCTAACGTTGATGGCGCAAGTGAAGGTTTTCCAAAATTAAGTGAGCAACAACAGGAAACCATCCCTGCATTGATTACATTTAATGAGCTATTTGCAAAAACCCTCATAGGTACTCCAGAGAGCCCGGGGATCCTGAAGCTTCTTCATCAAGATTTCATTTATAAAAATAATTTAGATGGGTCATTTATTGAAGGGGCTGATAATAATACTTCAGGGGATCCCAGCGGATACTTGATCCAGGTAGACAATGAGGGAGTTAAATTCCTCAATCCAAATATTGTCAGTGCACTCGCTATGACTGCTTATAACTGGATTGCTACTCAGGGCTCCAGCTCTTTGTTTAATGACAAAGATGCAATTAACCGTATTAACGGATTCCAAAAAGATAACTATCCAGGACAACTAGCCTTTGACACGTTAACTTATGCAGGATTACCGAAGACTGCTTTAGCAGAGTCCTTAGGTAAGCGTGCGTTTAAATTATTGGGATTAAAACTTAAGAAGGGTGCTAATGGAGATATCCAAGCACGAATTGAGTTAGCTTTAGGTGAAGCAATTATATCTACTATGTTACATGCTAAGTTGGCAGAGCAGACAACTGTTGAAGCTGAAGTAATGAATAAGATGCATAATAATATTGATAGTAATACTACTATTGATAATAGTGCACCAAGTAACTTTATTAGTATAAATAGCAAAGTAAAGGTAGATAAGATTGGAAGAGATCCTGCTAATGAAATGCAGGACATTATAGACATCATTAAAAATAGTGATGGTGTGATGGAAACACTCTTTGATATCAAATCATTTAAGACGGGCCCCCATACTGAGAAGATTAAATCTGTATCTAAGACTCTAAAGGGTGTGCCCTTTATGAACGTCTCCAAGAAAATGCAGAAGGTAGTCCGTCGATTACAGAATGTAGTATGGCAAGCTAAAACGAATGTTCTGGATGTGTATTCTGAATTAAGTTTTGATGATCTATTAGATATCAATGGGTATGTAAGAGATATTGAAAATAATGTTCATGTCGATGAACGTAAATCTGTAGTAGCCCAGAATCAACGTATTGAGCGGTCACTTCAACATGTTCAAGATTTCTTAGATGTAGACGGCAATATTAATGCCTCTCTTTATTTTGAACATGAAGTATTTAAGAATAATCGTGTGGGTATGGTTAGTAATACTATTAACCCTCAGAACGATAAAATACATAGACATCTATTTGGCGCCAAGAATTGGTCCCAGGTTGTATCATCTACCCGGCAACGTAATAATTTTAAACTTGCTGTGGTTCAAGCTTTAGGTAAAGCAGTGAGCCATGAAGGTATTGATAAGGATTCAATGGATGGGTCTAAACAAGCATTTGATAAATTAATATTAGATCCAGTTATCCAAGCAGGAATTGCTGCAATAAAGGCAAAGAATAATCCTGCTGATATTGTAGCTGGTTGCATTGGCTGCCTATGATGCTAATAAATCTTTTGATACTAATTTAGGTATTGAGACAGATGGTATTACTAATGGTGTGATGATTGGTTTGATGCAAACCATGCTTGAAAAGGGTATGGGGTTAAAGCTTGCGGCGGGCGGAATCTTTATTAATGGGGTAGACCTTGACTACGGTACATGGAAAAAGCTCAGTGCGAATAATAGAGATAGTTATGAAAATCTAGCTGCCACATGGTCAACTAAATTAAATACATTAAGACGAGAGGGTGAATTTACTGAAACTGATCAGATATTTATCGAGTCCATATTAAGTCCTTTTTGGGAGGAAGTAAGAGATAAGAATAATAACGTAATAGGACGAAAAGTAAGTTCAGCTGGGCGTGCATTAGCCAAATCCCCGTTGATGGTAACCAACTATGGTTCAGCTATTAAGCGTGTAGTTGATATGTTAGGGGACTCTGCTATTCAAAAGTTTTATAACAATTTAATTGAGGCGTCTACAGCTGCAGATCCTGAATTTGAAATTAATAAAATTATTGGGGAGTTAAATGCATTTACT